GATCACGTTGGCGACGGACTCGACCAGCGACATGAGGCGGGACTGCTTCATGCGGCTGCCTCATCCACCGGCCAGCAATTGAGCAGCGAGAGTTCGTAGCGCATGCGCCGCAACCAGCGGGACCACGCCGTTGCCACAGAGGCGAAGCCGGTCCACCCGGTGGGCCAGCCCATCAGCGCCTCGACGAACAGCGGGTTCAAGGTTCGGCGCACGTCGGAGGTATTCGGCCCAGCCGTCGGTGTCACCAGGACCTGGCGGCCAAGCAGGCCGTTCACCGGCGTGTTCGCCAAGCTCGTCGCTCCGTCCTTGTGATCCCGCGCTGTCGGCGTCATCCACAGCCCCGCCGAATGGGTCAGGTCGGCCGAGCGGCGGTTGCCCGCGCTCGGCTTGTTGCCGTCGTTCGCCATCGGCGTCGGCCACATCGCGGCCGTCGTCGCAAGATTCAAGCCGTGCTGCCCCGCTTCCTGCGACGGTGTCGGTTTCGTCTGCCGGTTTTCGTTGGCACTGGCCCTCGGCGTCGGCCAGAGGCGCAGCAGCTCCGTCCGGTTCCCGCCACTCGACCGGGTTCCAGAGCAGGCGCGCGGGGTCGGCCAGCTCGTCGCCCTCGCGGATGGCGAGGATGAACAGGCGTTCCCGCTTGTGGGGCGCTCCGACTTCCGCCGCCGTGAAGAGGCCTGCCGCAAGGCGGTAGCCCATGCCGACCAGTCCGCTGGCGACTTCGGGGAAGCCGAGGCGGAGATGATGGGCGACATTCTCGAGGAAGACGAAGGGCGGTTCGACCTCGCCGATGATGCGGGCGACATGGGGCCAGAGGTGACGCGGGTCGTCTGCGCCCCGCCGTTTGCCCGCGACAGAGAACGGCTGGCACGGATAGCCCGCAGTGACGATGTCCACTGCGCCGCGCCACGGGCGGCCGTCGAAGGTGGCAACGTCGTCCCAGACAACAGCCTGATCCAGGGACGCGTCTTCCATCCGCGCCACGAGAGTGGCTGCGGCGAAGGTTTCCCGTTCGACATGGCCCACAGCACGATATCCGGGGATGGCGATGGCAAGCCCGAGGTCGAGCCCGCCTGCGCCTGAGCAGAGGGAGAGGCCGAAGAGGCATGCGTCTCCAGTTCCGGAAGCGTCTCCGGAGGAAGGTAAAGCCAGGTCATGCATGCCTCAGGCTGCGGATTTGCGTTTGCGGATCGGTTCGGGATCGGCGTTCGTGTCCGGCATTTCGGCCGGGGCATCTGCAGTGGCTTCGGCGTTGTCGCCCAGCCGCTCGGTTTTCACTTGCGCGAAGGTCCGACCATCGCCGTCGAGGAGTGCCTCGCGGCCGGTATCGGCTTGCCAGCGTTCGACTGCGACGTCGATATAAGCCGGGCTGATCTCCATCGCGAAGACGCGGCGGCCGTTGGCCTCGCCCGCCATGATCTGCGACCCGGCGCCCGAGAACGGCTCGTAGCAAAGCCCGCCACGGGCGACGTGCTGGCGCATCGGGATGCCGAAGGCGTCGAGCGGCTTCGGCGTCGGGTGGTCGGGCCGGTCATCCTTGGCGAAGCTGGGCAGCGCCCATGTCGATGGCAGGGTTTCTTCCGCCACCTTGGGTGGGCGGTTTGGCCGACGCCACCCCATGAAACAGGGCTCGTGCTTCCAGAGGTAGTGGGACCGGGTCAGAACCCCGCGGTCCTTCACCCAGATGATCTGCTGGTGCACAAAGGCCCGGCCTTTTCCCAGCAGGCCTCCAGCATCGCCTGGCGGCGCGACGCGTGCCAGCAATACCAGGCGGCATTCTCGGCGATGGCCTCCGCCACGGCGGCCGCGATGAAACCGTCGTAGAGTTCCGCCCCCTGCGAACTGTCATCCCAGGTCGTGCCGTAGGAGGCCGACCAATCCTTGTTGCGGGTCGGATGGTTCGAACCGTCGTAATCCACCAGATACGGCGGGTCGGTCGCGAACAGGATTGCCCGCTCGCCGTTCATCAGGCGGCGCACGTCGGCCGCACTGGTGCTGTCGCCGCAGAGCAGGCGGTGGTCGCCAAGGATCCACAGATCGCCGGTGCGCGACGCAGGATTGCGCGGCGGTTCGGGGATGGTCACCGGCGGCACGGAGCCCCCGGCGCCACCTTCTTGCCCGTCCCCCTCCGGCACGAAAGCCAACAGCTTGTCCAACTCGCCATCCGAGAAGCCGACCAGCGACAGGTCGAAATCCTCGGCCAGCAGGTCGTTCAGTTCCGCCGACAGCAGCGCCTCGTCCCAGGTGCCGAGTTCCGTCAGCTTGTTGTCCGCGATCCGATACGCCCGCCGCTGCGCCTCGGTCAAATGACCCAGCACGATCACCGGCGCTTCGGTCAGCCCCAACTGCGTGGCTGCAAGCACCCGGCCGTGGCCAGCGATCAGTTCGCCATCCTCGGCCACGAGGCATGGGACGGTCCAACCGAACTCGGCCATGCTGGCGGCGATCTTCGCGACCTGGTCCGCCCCATGCGCCTTCGCGTTCTTCGCGTAGGGCTGCAGGCGCGCAAGCGGCCACATCTCGATCCGCTCGGGGGCGAAGCTCAGCGTCATGGGTGGGAGGTTTCCGGTGTTCAGGTGGATGCTGGCCGGACTCCGGACACCGGATGCCGCGCTGGACTCCACGCAGGGTCCAGCGGCATCCGGGGTATCCGGCCCGAGGGCCAGCGTTCATTGGGGTTAGTACGGGAGGCGGGTGGATCCGGATTCTGGCTGGCTTCCCAAAAATCCGGCCCTGTCGCTAGCGATGTGCCGCGCTTCGCCCGCCAGCATACGAATATGGCCAGGAAGGAACCGCCAACTCGCCGGGGCTGGACCCCAACCGAACTCTCGCTGGATACCGGAAGCCAGTGGCCCCCTGCCCCGCGCGCTCCTCTCCCGAGCATATCAACTTTCTAGCCCGGGAGAGGGCTTTCTGTCCCTTCGAAAACTGTCCGGCGGACAATTTTCTATCTGGAACGCAGGGTTACGCGCCACTGGCCAGTTCGATCACCCTCTGCTTCGACAGGTTGCGGTTGAACCGCCGCTTGTTGAGGGTGAGCGCGATCACCGCGAGGCCGAATTGCCAGTGCTGATGCGCGGCAGACCGGTGCAGCCCTGCGGACCAGCAGATCTCCTTCCACCGCTCCCCATGGGCTTTCATCCAGACGATGCGACCGTCCACCGGCTCGAGGCAGGCGGTCCAGGTCAGGGTTTCCTCCATGCGGCTGATCGCCTGCGGCGAGGGAAGCACGCGCATCGGTTTGGGTTCCTGCCCGACTTTGTCGCCAAAGCTGTGCAAGATCGCAGGCCAGGTGCTGAAGTAACCCTGCCTGCGGGGCTCGGGCAGACGCTTCAGGACGAAGGCGGCTTCGGCGAGGCGTTCCTCGACCAGCGCGGGGGTCCAGATGGTCATCGCTGCACCTCCCGCCCGCTGGTGGCCGGGCCATAAAGCTTCTCGCCAAGCTGGCGCACCAGTTCCCGCTCGGGCCAGGTCAGACGATGATCGTCCAAGGCGACGGCCAGAACGCGCTGTTCGCGCCAGCCGTCACGCTTGACCTCGTCGGGGTTCCGACGACGGCCACCATAGCCTTTCGGCGCAAAACGCATCCCGGTCATTGCAGGCCCCCCTTGGTCTCGAGCGCCCAGAACAGGATCGCGATGGCATCGGCCTCGTTATCATCGGCGGGACTGAAGCCCCTTGCCCGGGCGGCGGCAATCATCGCCGCCTTGTCGGCGTTTCCCTTGCCGGTGGCGTGGCGCTTGACGGTGCCGACCGGGACGCCCTCGTAAGGCACGCCCCGCAATTCCGCCCATGCGGTCAGTGTGGCCATCAGCCCGCCATAGACATGGGCGGCGTCGGTTGCCGCGTGGCGGCGGACTTCCTCGAACCAGATCGAAGCGATGGGGCCCGACAGACGGTCCAGTTCGCCCAGCCAGTTGCTGAACCGCAGATAGCGCATACCACCGCCATCGAAGCGGCCGGGACGGAAGGACACGGTGCCGCTGGTGATCAGCCCATCAAGGCCATGCAGCGCCCATCCCGTCGTGGTGCCGAGATCAAGGGCCAGCAGGGTGCGACCAGACCGGAACGAGGGTGTGAGATCGGGGATGGCCACATGGGGGCGGGTGTCGGGTGTCAGGTCAGCCATGGTTGGTCTCCTCTTCTGATTGGCTGCTCGGTGGAAGGCGACGGCGGTCATGTTCTTGGCGGTACCGGCAGCCTTCGTCGGATCGTCCTCGGGCCAAGGTTTCGGCCCGGGAACATCGCCCAGGGGTGGGTGGTGCATCCCCGCCCTTGCGGGGGGTGCACCCACCCCTTTAGGGGGGCTCTTTCCGAAATCTGGAATCTGGCGCAACCCACTGATATTTATTGCAGAATCCAGATTGCGGATCAGATCTCGGACGACCCCCTCCGCAATCTGGATAGGAGCCATCAAGCATCTGAAATCACGGCAGAAAAGCCAGATTCCAGATTTCGCTAGGATTCCGGATTGCGCGAAATCTGGCCAGATTTCGGGATCGACGCGCCAGATTGCGGATCGTATCGGGGCGGCAAAGCTCATCCCTCAAACCCCTCCGGATAGACCCAGACGGCGGGGTTCTCGACCGGCAGGAGCGCTCCGGTTTGGGGGCATTTGTAGTGACTCGGTAGCACCGGAATCCGCGCCATGCGGACTTCACCGGTGTCGGGATCCACGACCTCGTCACCGGTGGTCAGCTCCATGAACTCGGTGCAGAGATAGCCATACTTGCTGCGATCCGTCGGCAGGCCGAGGGCGCTGGCAGCGTCGCCCTTGACGAACTTGATGACCCCCTTGGTGGTCAGCACATTGAGGCGGTCGCGGATGCTGGTCTGGCCGCTGAGGCCGCTCGTGTTCTCGAAGGACTCGGCGAACAGGGTCATGGTGTACATCCGGCCCTTCAGGGCCTCGTCCATGAGGATGTGGACGATCGCCTCGCCCTTGCGGTCGCGCTCAGCATCGTGCTTTGCCCCCACCTCAGCGCGGACCAGCCGTTCGTTGATCGGGTTTATCTCGACCCATTCGCCCCCGACCTTGTCGATCAGCTTGGCGGCCAAAGCTGGGCCGTTACGCAGCTCGATCTCTAGCTTGCGCTGCGGGTTGTCCTCGTCGGGGCGGTGCAGGATCAGGCCGGTGGTGTAGAAACCCCTGAGCGCGCTGGCCCCCGACAGGGCGAGGAAGGGGTCGTCCTTCACCTGCTGCTTGCTGAGCTTCTTGGTATGGTGGACCAGGATGACGCCGCAGTCGTGGCTGATGTGGTCGCGCAAAACCTCGACCCGGTCCTTCAGGAAGAACATCATCGCGGCGTTGTCGTTCTCGCCGCCGCCGTCCGGGCCGCCGTCGAAGAGATTGCGGATGGGGTCGATGCAGATGATGTCGACAGGATCACCCGGGAAAGCATGCCGGATAGCTTGCGCCACGCGCACGCTGCCCTCGGTGTCCAGCAGCATCTTCAGCTTTGGCGTGGCAACCAGGTTGTCGCGGGCGGCGATCAGAAGCCTCGCGGGCAGCGTCACCTGCTGCATGCGCTCCCGCAGATAGTGATACTGGATCTCCGCCTGCAGGTAGAAGATTCTCAGGGGCCGTGGCGGAGTGAAGCCGAGGAATGGCTGGCCCGCCGCCATGTGCACGAGCCAGGAAATCAAGAGATCGCTCTTGCCGATCTTGGGCGCACCGCCAAGGACCAGAAGCCCCCCGGGCGTCAGGACGCGCGGCGCGATGATGTCGGCGGGCATCGGGCTCTGGTCGTCGAGTAGCGCACCCAGCGTGAATGCGGGCAGTTCATTCGGCACAGGTGCTGCGCTGTCGAGCCGGATCAGCGGTGGTCCATGCTTCTCGACATGGATCGCCCAGAGGCGCTCGGACTCGCGCTTGAGCCGCTCCACCGGCCACTGGGGCCGCAGCATGGCGGCGTTGTAGCCACAGATCGCCTGCCAGCCCTCGTCCTTCGACATCCGGCCCTCGTGGACCATGCGGATGAAATGGCCGATCGCCGCCGAGGCGCCCTCGAAGCGGGACCAGTCGTCCTGCCCGCCCTCGCGCACTGGAGTCACCAGCACATCGTCGAGGCGGGGCTTGTCCGGCGTGGCGAAATCCGGGGCCAGACTGATCCCGGGTGCAGGAGGCATGTCGGCCACGGCCTCGATGAACTCTCCCAGATCCCGCTCGAGGCCCGCGTTCAGTTCGACGATCCGGACCTGCGTCTTGAGGTTGTTCTTGTAATAGACCGACCCCGCCACCCGGATCGGCTGGTGGGCGGAGCGAAAATGCATGTCGCCACCGACCTTTGCGGCAATGTCACCGCGCAGGCGGCAGAGACGACGAATGTCTTCACCCTCGGCGGGTTCGGTCAGTTTCCACCAGACATGCGCCTTCCGCTGGCCCTCAGGCGTGACCCCACCGCTTTCAACCACCATGGTCGGTGGGCCAAGGTGACGTTCGAGATGGGCGCGCTTGGCAGCGATGTCGCCACAGTCGATGTCGACCATCACGGCCTGCATCTGCAGGATTTCGGCGGCCTTGGCCTGCCCAGGGGCAGCGACGGTGCCGGGGATCACATAGACGGCGGCCCCTTCCCGCGAGGCCCAAGTGGCGAAGGTGGCCATCTTGTAGGAGACGAACTCGCCCATCTCGATCCAGATGTTGTGTGGTCGGCCGTCGAGGCCCTGCCCCTTGTCGATGAAGCTGCGGACCGGGATCAGCCCGTCGCAGTAGCCAAAGACCACCTGCATGAACTGCTCGATCTGATCGGGGTCCGGCTCGTCGCCGAACGGGTCGATCTGCGGGGCGGCATCGTTGAAATCGCGCCAGGGGTTGAAATGGACGAGATTCTGCAGCGGAACTGCGGGCTGGACGGGTATGTCTTGCGCGGGTTTTTCGGGTTCGTTGCTCATGTTCGTGTCCTCGGGTGTGTCGAAGGTGTCGGGCGGGTTCTTTGGGGTGTCGTTCATCCGGCCAGCCCCCAGCACCGCCCTGCGTGGGCGCAGAACCGGCATTCGAAGAAGTCGCGGCTGGCGGCGATGCGCGGCAACAGATCGCCTGCATCGGTGGCCTGAAGGATCCGCACCGCGCGGTCGGACATGCGCTGTGCGAGGGCCGCATCAAACGGCACCAGCTCGTGATGCAATTCGGCCGTGTCCTTGTTGATCGCGGTGAACAACGCGGGCGCGGCCGAAATCCCCGGCACGGTCGCTTCCATGTAGGCTTGGTAGATCGCGATCTGGGCGGCATAAACTGGCTTGGAGACCGTGACCCCTTCCTTGACACAGGCGCGCCAGTTCTTGGCGTTCATGGTCTTGCACTCCCAGAGCGCGGGGGTTTGCAGTCCCAGCACTGCGGGGGCGTTGGCAATGATCCCGTCGACGTGCCCCCGGATGCGGCCACCAGCGACGGAAAAGCCGAACTGTTCGCCATCGGGGCGATTGCCCTTGCGGGTGTAGAGGTCAATCCCGGCCGCGCGCAGCCAGCGGATGGCCAGTTCCTCGAGCTGGTGGCCGATCTCGAAGATCCGCAGCGTCTGGCCGCCGAAATCCGCACCGTCGTCCTTGGGCGCGCCCGCGAATTCGAATTGCAGGGCGCGCTCGCAGGCATACCCAAGCCGGGACGCGCCGAGATAGGTCCGGGGCGGCGTCGCCTCGCGCTCGGCAATCAGTGCTGCGTCGACCAATGTGTTGATCCGGTCGGCCATGGAGGGGCGCGGGTTGAAATCCAGTGTCAAAACGGCACCTCCGACGATGCGGCGATGCGCGACATCTCGGCGCCGTAACCTTCCAGCACCTCCTCGATCAGCGCGGTCACGTCGGTCTCGGACAGGTCGCAGAGGCGTTTCTGCCAACCGATCGCATCCATGGTCTGGCCCAGCCGTTTCATAACCAGCGCGATGGCGAGACGTTCTTCCTCAGTGGTTCCCTGCATGGTCAGTCCTTTGCGATGGCGGGCCGCGAACCATGCCTGGCAGGGCATCGAGCAGAACCAGCGATGCTTGCGGGGGCGTGGTTTGGCCGGGTTGAAGAAGCCGAAGCCTTGCGCGGGGCGCAGGCAAGCGGCGCAGGGTTGCAGGCGCGGGTGCCAATGGCGGGCCGGTTCGCGAGGGGGTGCAATATGCGCAGCATGGGTCACGCCGCCCTCCCGATACCCGGGCTGGCGCGGCCGACGAGCTGGCGGATTTCGCGCTTGTTGAAACCGAAGGTCATCAGCGCCGAGGCGCGATAGCGGGTCAGGCCATAGTCCTGCCGGAACTCGGGCGGCAGATATTGCAGCTGCTTTTCGGTTGCCGCCTGCTTCAGCCAGCCCTTCGATTTGAAGGCGCTTTCGTCGGTCTCATATTCGTTAAGCCAGTCATCGGCCTGCGCGAGGCAGACCGTCCGCTCGCCCACGCCCAGAAGCCGGGGCGCGCGGCCCTTCGCGCCACCAACGGCGTGCCAGCGGCCCTCGAGGAAGAAGATCCCGCCCCAGGCATTGAAGCCATTGGCCATCAGGGCCGCGTCATCGCCGAACAGATCGACCCATGCGAAGCTTGACCGTTTCAGGAGGTCGATCTCGGACATGATGAAACCCGAGAGCGGGACGGCATCCTGGCCTTCGCCGGGCTCCTCGACGTCTTGCGCGAACATCTCGCCGCAAAGCGGGCATTCCATGGCGGCCAGCGGGATTTCAGCGCCACAGCCGGGGCAGGTCTTGGTCGGGGCGTCGCCGGACTCAGTCTTGCCGTCGAAATCGACATCCTGTTCCAGCGTGCCGTGGATCAGGCTCGATGTCCCGAAATCCAGCACGATGCAGTCGGTCTTGACGACACCGGGGTGTTCCTCGGGATCCACTGTGCGCAGGCCGCGCCCGACCATCTGGATCATGGTCGACTTGTAGGAACTCGGCCGCAGCAGCACGACACATGAGGTGGGCGGATGGTCCCAGCCCTCGGTCAGCACGGCCACGTTGACGATGACGCGGATTTCGCCCGAGGCATAGGCGGCGAGGATCCGGCGACGCGTGCCGACATCGAGATCGCCATGGATGACGGCCGCCGAAACACCTGCGCCGTTGAAGGCGGCAGCGACGTTTTCGGCATGGGCGACGGTGGAACAGAAGACCACGGTCGGCCGCTCGCTCGCCTGTTCCTGCCAGTGCCGCACGACCTCATCCGTCACCGGCGCGCGGTTCATGATCTGCGCGACCTCGGTCATGTCGTAGTCGGCAGCGCTTTTGCGCACGGCGCGCAGCTGGTCCTGCACGCCGACATCGATGACGTAAGTGCGGGGCGGAACGAGGTGGCCCGAGGCGATCAGCTCGCCCAGCCGCACCTGGTCGCCGACATTGTCGAAGATCTCGCGCAGGCCCTTGCGGTCGCCCCGGTTCGGCGTCGCCGTGACGCCGAAGATACGGCAGGCAGAATTGGCGCCCCGGACATGGTCGATGATCCGGCGATAGCTTTCAGCCACTGCGTGATGCGCCTCGTCGATGACCAGAAGGTCGAGCGCGGGCATCGCGGCCAGATTGGCCGGCCGCGAGAGGGTCGGCACCATGGCGAAGGTCGCACGCCCTGCCCAGCTCTTGGCCTCGGCATCGACGACGGAGGTGGTGATGTCAGGCGCAACCCGGCCGAACTTCGCCCGGTTCTGCGCGGTCAACTCGTCGCGATGGGCCAGGATGCAGGCCTTGGCGTCGCTGCCCTCGAGGGACTTTGCGACAACCGCCGACAGGGCGATGGTCTTGCCGAAACCCGTCGAGGCGATGCTGAGGGTGTTGCCGTGATCGCAGAGCGCAGCGAGGCTGCGCTCCACGAAAAGGCTTTGACGGGGGCGAAGGCGCATGGATCAGGCCCTCACTGCGCCCAGGAGGGACGACCCGGTACGGGCGACGCGGGCTGCTGCTGAACCGGCTGCGGCGACGCGGTTTGCGTGGGCGGGTTGTAGCCGGGCTGCGCGGTGAGCCCCATAGCTCCGGCGTAATCCCGATGGTCCGGCGTCACCGCGCTGCGGATTTCGTTCTTGTCGTCGCCGGTGGCATCGGTGCCGACATCGATCCGGGCGAGGAACTCGATCCCGTCCAGATCCCCAAGCCCGTTGATCCGGCGCGCAGACTGCGCCTGCGGCGACTGGTCCTTGTCGGAAATCCCGCGCGCCGAGTTCAGCATTCCGCGGATCATGCTGCGGCCCATGTTGGCCCAATCCGGCCCCTTCGGGCTGTAAAGCCCGATCAGCGTGAAGATCTTGCGCCGGGCATACTGCCCCTCTGTGACGGTGAACTCGCCATTGAGATACACAGCGCCAGTCGAGCCGCGGGTGGCAAAGCCCCCGGTCCAGCCCTGCGACGGGTCGTCGAAACCGCCGGGGCGGATCGTCAGCCGCACCTTGGCCAGCGTGCCCTTGGGGATGAGGTTGGTGTTGGACTGCGCGTCGTTGAAGTCGTTCCAGGAACCCATGGGGTGTCTCCTCTGCAGATCAGGATTGCGGATGGGGGTGATCAGCCGCGCCTTCAGCGGGCGGCGTGAAGGTCAGGCGACGGGGCGCGGGCGTGCCGGGGGCGCGGATCTTGTCCATCAGACGGCCAAGATGCGGCTCTTCCACCGGGCCGAGGCGACCGGAACGGTCCTTTGCCGGAAAGCCCCAGGGGTTGATGGTGTGGCAGACGAAGGCGCGGTAGGGTTCGCCCCCGTTCGCCGGGGAAACGGTCCCCCGGACCGTTTCCTGACCCGGCTCACCCTTCAACTCGGCCATGGTGATCACCTCATCGACGATCCCCGGCAGCTCGAGCCCGGTCTTCGAGCCGTCGATCTGCGGCTGGAAGATGCGCCGGTTGAAGTCGTCGAACTTCTCGTCGAGGATCCCCACGAACCAGACGTTGCGACCCCGGGTGTGCTGGAGGTGGGTCAGCCAGGCGATCATTTCGCGCCCGTGCAACCCGTAGGCCCCGCGCACATCCGGCTTGCCGGTCTTCTCCGACACCGCCTCAGGCTGGCCCTTGCACCATTGGAAGCAGAGCCGCCCCGCCACGGTGATCGAGTCGACGAAGATCGTGTCGTAGCGGTCAAGCGCTGCGGGATCGCCGAACTTCTGGCAGACCGCGGCATGATGCGCGGGGCTGTAGGGCTGTTCGTCACGCAGGGCCGGGTTCGGCCCGCCGATGAACACTGCGAAATCCCGACACTCCGCCCATGTTCGCGGCCGGATGCTGTCACCCGGCCAGCCCTCGATGGCCAGATCGCCCGCCTCGAGATCCATGAACAGCGTGCGGGCCGGGTCGAGCGTCCAAAGCAGGCTGGTCTTGCCGATGCCGGACTTGCCGAAGATGCAGCCCTTGATGCCGCGGGGCTCGGCCAACCGCTGGTCGGCAGTGATGATGGGCAGGCTCACGCGCGGTCCTCCTGCGGCAGCAGGTCGATCTTCAGCGTGCCGGTCTTGACGGTGCGGGCGGGCTCGAAGCCCTGGCGGATCGCCTCGGGCCAGGCGACATAAGCACGTTCGGGCACCTTGAAGCTGATCTCGACGTATTCGGCCGGATCCTCGCCTGCGGCGCGGATCCGCTCGACAATGGCGGAGAGCTTCGCCTGGTCCCATTCGACGCGCTTCGGCAGGTCGGCGACCACGGTGAAATCACCATCGACCAAGCGCACGGTGCCGGTGTCCTTGCCACAGGCGCGGCGGGCCCCAGCGGCTCGGGCTGTCAATCGGCGCGCAATCTTGACCCCTTATCGGCGTCCAATTTTGACCCCCTTGGTGGGCGGAGATCAGGGCCTGAGCCGACGGAACTGATCAAGTTGTGAAGGCGGGTCAGGCCCTG